AAGTGATAGCGTTGTAGCCTTGGAGCGTAACCAGCAAGCAGAGGATGACGTAGAAGCTAACACAACTACGATACGTGTTCTCAAGAACAGGTACACTGGTGATACAGGTGTCGCTTGCTACTTGCATTATGATAAAGATTCTGGTAGAATGACACAAATTGATAACCCTTTTATGGAGAATGAATAATGGCTACGATGGGCAAGCGTAAACAATTTGATAAAGCTTTATATGAAGTAGCAGATAGAGATGCGAAGGCCGCTACCTTGAAGTACATCAAAGACATGAACTACACCACTGTAGATACAACAGAGAGAAAAGACTTTGATATTGTTTGTAAGGCAGAAGAAGCAACCCACCACCTTTATGAAGTAGAGGTAAAGTATGCTTGGAAAGGTGAGTGGAATCCTAGCTGGAAAGAGATACGAATACCTTACCGTAAGAACCGCTTATTAACTAAGTGGAAGGAGCAATACCCTGATGCACTCTTCACATTCATAGTGTGGCGTAATGATTGCAAACAGGCGTGGCATATTGACGCAAATATTTTACTTAACTGTGAGGTAAAAGAAGTGTCTAATAGAAACATCAGAGAAGGTGAGAAGTTCTTCCACATTAAAGTAGAGGATGCTTGTCTTATTGAGGTATAAAGGAGAAATAAAAATGGTATTTGAAGTACAACATTTTACACTTGCCGATGGTTGGATAAACTGCTGGACTGATGGACAAGATACTCCCGTTTATTATAACACTAAAAGTGAAGCAAGGGAAGCTATCAAAGAGTGTGTTGAATCTATTTGTGATGAAGATTGTGAAGAATATTCTTATGATGACTACAGAATTAAATGACAGTCGCAGTCGTTGACATTGAAACAGATAGCTTAACTCCAACAAAGATTCATTGTATTGTAGCTGATCCTCTTACTGGCCCAGCTATTACATGGGTAGGTGAGGAGTGTAAGCAATTTGCATCTTGGTCTAAGAATATAGATCAATTCATTATGCACAACGGTATTAGTTTTGATGCTCCTGTATTGAATAAACTTACAGGTTCTAATATAAAACCAAATCAAATAAGGGATACATTACTTGAGTCTTATTTATATAATCCTGTTAGAGATGGAGGACACTCCTTATCAGCATGGGGCGAAAGGTTGGGGTACAGCAAAGGAGATTTCAATGAGTTTGAAGAATACAACGAAGACATGCTGGAGTATTGTAAACGTGATACGGAACTTACGAGGAGGGTTGCTCTTGAATTACAAGAAGAGGGAAAAGATTTTTCAAAAGAATCCTATGACCTTGAAAGAAAAGTAAGGGGCATCATAGATCAACAACAAGAAAATGGTTTTGCTTTTAATATAGATAAAGCTATAGGACTTCTTGCTGAATTAACAGATGAACAAGATGCGCTTGAACGTAAATCATTAGAGATGTTTGAACCAACTAAGGTTGAGTTAAAAACAAAGACTAAGTATATACCTTTTAATATAGCTAGTCGTAAACAAATTGCAGAAAGATTAGAACAGAGGGGCTGGAAACCTAAATTAAAAACAGAGAAGGATAACATTATAATTAATGAAGCTGTTCTTTCTAAAATTAAAATGCCTGAAGCAGAGATGTTTAACAGATATTTTCTTTTACAAAAGAGAACAGGGCTTCTTAAATCTTGGATAAAAGAATGTACAGATAGTGATAGAGTACATGGTAAAGTACTGACACTACGTACTATAACTGGAAGGATGGCACATGCAGTACCTAATATGGCACAAGTCCCTGCTGTCTATAGTCCTTACGGCAGAGAATGTCGGGGACTCTGGACGGTTGATGATGTTTCTAAATATCGCTTGGTAGGTGTGGATGCCAGCGGTCTTGAACTAAGATGCTTGGCACATTATATGAAAGATGCTGAGTTTACTAATGAAGTACTGAGTGGTGATGTACATACAGCTAATCAAGAAGCTGCAGGACTAAAGACTAGAGATCAAGCTAAGACTTTTATCTATGCTTTTCTCTACGGTGCAGGTCCAGCTAAGATTGGTAAGATTGTTGGTAAAGGAGCAGGGGCAGGGCAAGCTTTAATTAAAAAGTTTCTTAGTAATATGCCAGCCTTAAAAAGACTTAGAGAAAATGTTCAAAAGAGGGTTAGCAAACATAAGACTATACAAGGATTAGATGGTAGGCTTTTGCAAATAAGATCAGAACACTCAGCACTTAACACACTATTGCAGGGTGCTGGTGCAATCATATGTAAGCAATGGCTTGTTCATATCATGGAGCGTGTTTATAAATATAAGATGGATGTTAAACTGGTGGCCTCTATTCACGATGAATACCAGTTTGAAGTGGCAGTAGCTGATATAGAGAGGTTCTGTCGTATTACAAAAGAGGCCATGAGACAAACACAGAGAACTCTTAGTGTTCAATGTGATCTAGACTGTGATTATAAAGTTGGTAAAACATGGGCAGAAACCCATTGACAAGTGATTACAGTTGTGTTAAAATGCTTTTGTTGTAGTAGTAGACAACACGTTATTATCAATCGTTATTAACAAAAGGAGAATTAAGTATGAGTATTATTTCTGGTGAAGCTTATTGGGCGCATGTCATGACGCCTAATACTAAATTTAACCCCGATGGAGAGTGGTCTGTTGAAATTTGTAATCTTGATGCTACCAATAAAAAGATTGCTGAAGCTGACGGCCTCACCCTTAAAAACAAAGGAGATGAACGAGGTGACTTTGTAACACTGAAGCAGTATGCAAGGACTAAGGATGGAACATTTAAACCTATGTCAGTAAAGGATGCCCAACGAAATCCTTTTCCAGCAGACAAACGTGTAGGTAATGGTTCTAAGGTTAATGCAAGTTACTACCCTAAACCATATGACCAATATGGTGGAGGCGTCAAAGGATATCTACAAGGTGTTCAAGTAGTTGATCTTGTAGAGTACAATACCGATGACTTTGATGTAGTCGAGGGCGGTTATGTAAATCAGGAAGAAAGTAACGTACCCTTTTAATAATAAGAAAGGAGGGAGGGGTGTTTAAAAGCACTCCTCTCTATTCTTTATGAAAAATATAGAAACATTAGTAAAAGATATCTATGATCTTTTTAATCTTAGCCCTATAGAAAGAGATGAGAAAGAAGTAGATGATCTTATAGATAAGTTTGGAGATATGATTAAAATTCATATTAAAGAATTTATGTATAGTAAACCAAGAGATAGTGGTAATCTTAGGTTATCTGGTATTGGTAAGCCAGACAGACAACTATGGTATGATGTCAATACTGAAACTACAGAAGAGCAACTACCCCCAAGTACACGCATTAAATTCTTATATGGATACATCCTTGAAGAATTACTTTTACTATGTGCTGAAGTAGCTGGTCATACTGTAGAGGCACAGCAAGCAGAGGTATCAGTAGAAGGTGTATTAGGACATCAAGACGCAATGATTGATGGTGTTCTTGTAGATTGTAAGTCTGCTTCTGGTAGGAGTTTTGAAAAGTTTAATTCTAATAATCTAGTTAACGATGATCCCTTTGGTTATATCGCTCAGATATCTGCTTATGCTGAAGCTAATAATGTAGATAAAGCGGCCTTCCTTGTTATAGATAAATCTACTGGTAAGATATGTCTAGCTCCTGTGCATTCGATGGAGATGATTAATGCAGGGAGTAGAGTTAAAGCATTAAAAGAAATAGTTAATAACCCTACAATGCCTGATAGATGTTATGATCCAGTACCCGATGGTAAGTCTGGTAATTATAAATTAGCAATAGGTTGTTTATATTGTCGGCATAAAAAAGAATGTTGGTCTGATATAAATGGAGGTAAAGGATTAAGAGTGTTTCAATATGCAAATGGAAAGAGATATCTTACCAGCGTAGCGAAGACCCCTGATGTGCCAGAGGTAGATGCTTGGTGAGATCCCATTGGAAGTATAAGAAGAATCCAAATGTAGAAAATATGTTTGGTTTTGTCTATGTCATTACAAATAAAAAAACAAAGAAAGCTTACATAGGATGTAAACAATATTGGCATTACTCAAAGACAAAGAGAACACGACAAACAAATTGGAAAGTATATATGGGTTCTTCCAAACATTTATTAGAAGATATAAAAAAATTAGGTAAGAGAGCTTTTAAGTTTGAAATAATATCAGAGTTTAAAAATAAGCGTAGCCTTAGATACTATGAATGTTATTATCAAATGAAGTACAATGTGTTATCAACAACTTTAGAAGGAACTGATGAACCTGCTTACTATAATAATTATGTAGGGGGTAAATTTTTTAGACCAGTACAGGCGTATGAAGACAAGTAAATCCGAAGTTAAAATATTAGAACAATTATATAATGATAGTAAAAAAGATCCTTATAGATCCCTGTTTATATCTGTTATTTTTCAAGCTATCTTAGACGCTTCAAAGCCAGAAAGAGATAATGAAACAGAAGATTCAAAACTAAATCGTGATCAGGCTTCTGCATGGTTCTTTGCTTCTATTGGAGTGACGTGTGAGAATTTTGAGTTTGTGTGTGACTATGCTGGCTTCTCTCCTAAAGATGTGAGAAGTTTTGTAAGCCATGTGATTAACTCAGACAACGTAGGACCAGTGCGTAATCGAATAAGTAAATTACTTGCATGAGGTAAAAATGAAAACAGAATCGAGAGATAATTATATTTTAAGAAGAATGAAAGAAGATAGAGAACAAGTAGTGATTGAATCTAATGAAGATACATTAGACAAACAAATAGGAGGAGATCATTATAAAGATTGTAAGATACAGCCTGTCGAGTACATACATGCTAATCAATTAGATTACTTTGAGGGCAATGTAATTAAGTATGTTACTAGACACAGAACAAAGGGAGAAGGAAAAAAAGATATTGAAAAAGCCATACACTACGCTGAACTAATACTAGAACTATATTATAAATAAGGAGGGGAACTATGCCTAACAACTACCTGCCAACGCTTTACCAAGAATTTATACACCTATCAAGATATTCTCGTTGGCTATACGATGAAGAAAGGAGAGAAACTTGGCCTGAAACAGTGGGGAGATATTTCTCATTCTTCAAAGAACATGTCAAAGATTTACATGATTTTAATCTGACTGCCAATACAATAAAAGAATTGGAAGAAGCTGTGTTATCCTTAAAGGTAATGCCTTCTATGCGTTGCTTAATGTCAGCGGGTGATGCACTCAAGCGGGAGAACATAGCAGGGTACAACTGTTCTTATGTTGCGATTGATCGTGTTCAAGCTTTCGATGAAGTCTTATACATTCTTATGAATGGTACTGGTGTAGGCTTCAGTGTTGAGCGTCAGTTTGTTTCTAAGCTACCAGAAGTAGCAGAGGAGTTTCATTCTTCTGATTCTGTTATACCTGTACCTGATAGCAAGATGGGATGGGCAAAGGCACTCAAGGAACTTATTGGTATGCTCTATGTAGGGCAGATACCTAAGTGGGATATGAGTAAGGTACGTCCAGCAGGTGCGCCACTTAAAACATTTGGAGGCAGGGCGTCAGGTCCAGAACCATTGGAGTCTTTGTTTGAGTTCTGTGTGCAAGTATTTCAGGGGGCTGCAGGACGTAGGCTTAACTCTATAGAGTGTCATGATATTGTATGTAAGATAGGAGAGATCGTTGTTGTAGGTGGTGTACGTAGGTCTGCACTCATTAGTCTATCTAATCTATCTGATGACCGTATGCGTCATGCCAAGGCGGGTCAGTGGTGGGAAGCTAATCCACAAAGGGCATTGGCAAACAACTCTGCTTGTTACACAGAGAAGCCAGACATAGGTATCTTCATGGATGAGTGGAAAGCTCTGTACGACTCTAAGTCTGGTGAGCGTGGCATCTTTAATCGTGAGTCGGCTGTAAACATGGCAGCTAAGAATGGACGCAGGGAGACAGAAGGTTGGCAGTTTGGTACTAACCCATGCTCAGAGATTATACTAAGAGATCGTGAGTTCTGTAATCTATCTGAAGTTGTAGTTAGGGCAGATGATACTCCTAAATCTTTAAAAGATAAGGTACGCATGGCTGCTATTCTTGGAACCCTGCAATCAACACTGACTAATTTTAGGTATGTATCTAAGACGTGGAAGAAGAACTGTGAGGAAGAAAGATTACTTGGTGTTTCTCTTACAGGTATAATGGACAACGCTCATACCAATGGAAAGTATTTAAATAGAGTTGATCTTGCAAAACTATTAGAAGAATTAAAAGAGATTGCTGTAGCTACAAATAAAGAGTGGGCAAAGAAGATTGGTATTCCTCAATCAGTTGCTGTTACCTGTGTTAAGCCATCAGGTACAGTCAGTCAGCTTACTGATGCGGCCTCTGGTATTCATGCAAGACATAACTCTTACTACATACGTACAGTACGAGGCGATAAGAAAGACCCTCTAACAAAGATGATGGTAGAATATGGCTTCCCTGTAGAGAACGATGTGATGAAGCCTGATCATACTTCTGTCTTCTCTTTTCCTATGAAAGTAGAACAAGGTGCAGTCTTTCGTACAGATCGGTCAGCCATACAACAGTTAGAACTATGGCTTATATATCAAAAGCATTGGTGCGAACATAAACCATCTGTAACAATCTCTGTTAAAGAACATGAGTGGATTGATGTAGGTGCATGGGTATACAAACACTTTGAGTTTATGAGTGGTGTATCTTTTCTACCTTTTAGTGAACACACCTATCAACAGGCACCCTATCAAGACTGTTCTGAAAAAGAATATAAAGAACTGGTAAATAAGATGCCAAAGAATATTGATTGGAATAAGCTATCTGATTGGGAAAGTATAGACATGACTACAGCATCTCAAGAGTTAGCCTGTGTAGCAGGATCTTGTGAGATATGAGTGTACATATGTCTTTACTAGAACACCTAAGAAAAGGAAGGTATGCCAAAGAAAAATCCCCTTGTATATCAGATTGTACTCTTGTTAATAAAAGTACATACATGATATGCAGGGGATGCGGTAGAACTCAAGAAGAAATAGCAGGGTGGGGAATGCTTACTAAAATAGAAATAGATAAAATATTAGATAGACTGAAAAAAACACTTGACAAACCGCTAGAAAGTATTATATAATAGGATTAAGAATTCAAGGGGGAAAAAATGGATGAAGAATTAAAAGATAGAATAGATCATATGAACTTTCTTTTAAAAGAAATTAGAATACTAGAAAAAAGAATAAAGCCTACAGATACAGGCCATATTAATACAACTATTAGTACTCTTGAACACAGAGTAAAAGAAATACAGGAAGAAATATTAAATGAAGAAAGATGAGAAAAAGTTATGGAACTTACTGCTGAGATAGCTAGAGAATTATTAACTTACAATCCTGATACTGGTAAACTCTTTTGGAAAGAAAGACCAGACAACAAACTCTTTAATAAAGTTTATGCTGGTAAAGAAACATTTACATCTATTACTCGTAGAAAGAAGTCCCGTGAAATAGGTAGATTAGATGGTAGATTGTTTAATAAAACTTATGCAGCACATCGCATATCATGGTTAATCTATTATGGAGAATGGCCTAAAGGTCAAATAGACCATATAAACCATGACCCTACAGATAATAGAATAAAAAACCTTAGAGATGTGACAGCATCAGAAAATAATAGGAATAGAACATTGCAGAAAAATAATAAAGTTAATTTTAATGGAGTATTCTTTGATAAACAAACGAGTAGATATAGAGCGCAAATAAAAATAGATGGGATGAAGAAATGTTTAAAACGCTACAATACAATAAAAAAAGCAATAGCTACTAGAAAAGTAGCAGATATTAATTACAACTTTCATCCTAATCATGGAAATAGTAAAGGAATATAAATGAAAAACGATAAGATAAATACTATATACATA